ATGATTTACATGATTTACATGATGGATGAATTATCCATTACGTCCATTGCACCATGGGTATCATCTGATGCGGGTTTATAATGTAAGTTATTGGGTCCAGATGTTTCAACCAATGGTGCCATCTTACTTACAACTTCTTCCTCTAAAGTGATAGGAAATTGGTTAAATGCTGATAGATGTTTACCCTTTCTAATTTCAGAAGGTAAATACTTACTAATAGCAGCACTTCCAGTAGCAACACCAGAGCGTTTAATTAATTCATATGCAGCAAATAGTGCTACAACACCTACAATAGGATTTAAATATGTTAATGCCATGAGAGCAATTAATACGACAACAATATTACCATACATTGTATCAATTAGATTAGCTAGTGCGAAAGGAGTTTGTATATTCATAATAATATATAAAATAAGTACTGCTAATAATACTAGATGATGTTGATTACGCTTCTTGAATAATTCTTGGTATGATTCCATATACCATATTATTATATTTTTTTATTTCTAAAATACCAGTTTCTAAAGGTTATTTTACTAATAATCAATAATAATTATTAAAATTGATTAAAATATTATTAACATAATAAATATACACAGTATAATGAACTATCTTGGGAAAAAAGGATATTCCATTTATAAAAAGGACTTAACAAATAAGGAACAAGAATATATTAAAAAAGAATTAACCGTGAAAGCATATCTGCCTAAATCACCAATACAATCTGAACCATTTCCCATATATAGAGAATCTCCGCAAAAGTATTATTTACCTAGACATTTTGGGGTGGAAAATTTTGGAGAAGTTACTGAAAATAAACTACCATCTGGTGATGACATTAATGTAAATTTTAATGGAGAATTGAGAGAATATCAAGTAAATATCGTAAATAAATATATAAAAGCGGTTGGAACGAGTGGAGGTGGATTATTGGATGTTGACCCTGGTAAAGGAAAAACCGTTATGGCTCTTAATATTATTTCAAAATTAAAGAAAAAAACGCTTGTTATCGTCCATAAATCATTCTTATTGAATCAATGGATAGAGAGAATAACGCAGTTTCTACCAGACGCACGTGTAGGAAAAATTCAAGGTCAAATAATTGATATAGAAGATAAAGATATAGTCATTGGTATGTTACAGTCACTTAGTCAAAAAGAGTATCCAGACGATTTATTTGATTCATTCGGGTTATCTATTTATGATGAAACACACCATCTAGGTGCCGAAGTATTTAGTAAATCAATGATGAAATGTATAACCAACTATACAGTAGGACTATCAGGGACCATGCAGAGAAAAGATGGATTAACCAAAGTATTCAAAATGTTTCTGGGAAATATTATACACAAAGAGAAAAGTAATACAAGCGAACATAAAGTGATTGTAAAAGCCATTAATTACAAGGTAAATGATGTTGAATTTAATGAAATGAAATACGATTATAGGGGAAATCCTTTATATAGTACGATGATTTCAAAATTATGTAATTATAATCATCGGTCGGAGTTCATATTAAATGTATTAAAGCACGAGCTAGAAGAAAATAACGACCAACAAATTATGATATTAGCTCACAATAAAACACTCCTCACATATTTACACAAGGCAATTGAACACAGAAATATTGGCACGGTCGGCTATTATATAGGAGGTATGAAGGAAGAACAATTAAAAGAAAGTGAAAATAAAAAAATCATAATTGCTACATACGCAATGGCATCTGAAGGATTAGATATTAAAACGTTGACTACATTAATTATGGCGTCACCTAAAACAGATGTATGTCAATCTGTTGGTAGAATCCTAAGAACGAAACATACGAGTCCATTAGTAGTAGATATTATTGATAATCATGATATATTTGTAAAACAATGGCAAAAACGCAGACAATATTATATTAAACAAAAATATAATATCATCTCAACCGATAACAGTAGATATATGGATAATAAATGGGATATCGTATATGACCCTGATACAAACGACGAAAGCGTTAAAAAAATCAAAAAGAAAGATGAGCCGTTAAAAGGAGTGTGTCTAATCAAACTATGATTTGAAATTGAAATGATTATAATTCTCACGACAATCCGAATATGGTGTAACTGGAGGAGGACTAGCTAATGATGAATTAACAGGATTTAATTGACCGCCTAAAGCATAACCGTGTGTATTTGCTACATTTGACATATATTGACTATATCCGCCTTTTTGTTTATGTTGCCTTTTTTTATGGACCTTTGTTTTTCTACGTTTGCTATTTTTTCTTTTTTTGACAGTTCGCTTCTTCTTGTTAACTTTTCTCTTGTTTTTCGTGGAACGTTTTGTTCTTCTTTTACCACCACATTGGCTATTTAACTCACGACTAATGGGAGGGTAACCTGAACCAGCATATACATACAAATTATCACCACCTTTTGGGTTATAAGCATAATAAGGGTTTCCACCGGTTCCGTAACCGCCAGCTTGTGAAGAAGCTCCCATATTAGTATCTGAATTTAGACCTACATTTTTGTATTCGCCAAACGCAGCTCTATGTGCGCCACGAACACCAGAGGTAGCTGCAATAGGTAATTGTGATTGACTGAATCCATATCCATTACCGCCTCGGTGTCCTTTCTTTCCTCTTGATTTATTTCCTTTTCTTAAAGTTTTACCACCAGTTTTTCCCATACTAAATATACCTGCTCCTCTTAAAGCACTTGGGCTATTTGGAGATCCACCACATCCAGACACACCACCAACATTGCTAGAAAAGCCTGGATTTGAAAAATGAGAATTTTGTGGATTGACTAATCCTGCGTTTTGAATTATTGACATATATATATATAATTGTATAAAAAAGTATATATTTAATATTTTTTAGATATTTCGTTTTTATATACGACTTTACTCTTGTCATTTACACTGACTGGGATATATCTATTCAGTCGCTTATTAAATATACAATCCATATGAACGCATTTGTCTAATGTTACATATTTATCCTCATTAATATTTTCAAAATCTTCATCGTCATCGCTTTCTTCTAAAGCATCAAGGTTGTCATTTTCCTTTATATTTCTAAATATTGAATTCATCATTTTACTTGTTTTGAAGTCAGGTATAGCAGCCATATCATATCTTTCAAGATCACCCGTGTTATTTTTATAATATAAATAATATACATCTACTTGAATATCGGGTTTAACCGCAAATACTACATGTGAAGTATCCAATTCAAACTCCTTATATAATGTACTATTATAGGTAGATGATTGAGAATTATAATTTCTATTTTGAATAGAATATACACTATATGGTAAATTCTTGCAAATAGTTATTGCTTCTTGAAAATTGTTATGTATGATGGGTAAGCCTAACGCAATACCATTTTGTGTTATGATAGATGATTTGATTTCAGTATTTAAAATATCATTGATTAGTTGCAATTTATGTTTTTCATTCGTATGCTCTATATTTTTCCCCTTGTATAAATGTATATTTTCAATTGAAAAATATTTTCGTGACCCGATTGAGAACAATGTTCCAAAGAAAATAGTGCCAAGAACAATTTTCTTTTCAAACCTTTGTGGAACAATAAACATATCACGAATATTCCGCTGTGTTCCAGGATTTACTTCAATAAATATGCATACTTTTTTATCCTCAAAATATGTAAACCATACCAAATGTTTCTTACCTTTGGGAATAATTACATATAAATCGCTAAAAACTTTCTTATGGATATTTTCGTAAGAAAGTTTTAAATTAGGTAATCTTTTAATTAATGCTGACCTATCTTCGTTTGTTATTTTCATTAGTTAATAATGAGTAATAGTCTTTATTATATTTTCCTATATTATATTACCAAGTCACATATAGACATTTGGATATCTAAAAAGAAGAATAAGCACTAGACCCTATATTATCAACAGTCATAAGTCCATCCATTTGATTCACATTTGGTGTTGTATTCATATTCATATTCATATTCATATTATTATTATTATTAGATGACATTGGTTTGTTACTTAACTCTTTCAAATAATTTTTCAATTCATCCTTCATATTTTCGCTTGTATCAGTCGTTATAGGTTGTTGTTTTATATTACTTTCCTTCATTGTATCAAATAATGCTTCATATTGTTTATGGGGTTTATTTACTAAATCTTTCACTTTTGGAATTGTAAGGTTCGTTTTAAAAAAAGTAAATAAATAATGGACCAATATAATTAATATTAATGATAATACACTCATTTGAATTACCCAAGGAAGCATGATATTATATATTACTTATAAAGTTTTAAAAGGGATAAAAACGTAATCATGTCTTCTTTTATGGAATGAGTAATGTCTTTCTCATTTGTTTGAAAATAAAAGGTTTTATTATTTTCAATGAATAATGTAAGCAGACTATTTTGGTTTAATTTATATTTATCAATTGTTATTTTTTTATATTGCAAATTTATCGGAATATAAAAAGTCTCTGTTTTTTCAACATTTTCATTTTTTAGATGAAACATTAAATTTACATCTACTTCTCCATTTCCATCTAATTTGTGGTCGTTTATGGTTTCTAATACCTTCATTTTATACACTTTATCATTCATTATTTCATAAATATGGGTGTCTGATTCAAATTGCATTTTTTGAAAAGATTTTAAATAATATGGCTGGATAGTAGGTGTGTGTAATTTAGTAGATTCTGTAGGCACAATAATCATATTATAATATATAAAATAAACCATTTAAACCTATTATACATAACATTATTAATATGGTAAATTTAGTTATTATTGAGAAAAATGGTGATATGAAGGAGTGCAAGTATAACGTGGAGAAGGATGAGATATATAAGAAGTGTAAATTTAAAAAGCCCGATAATTTTGAACTTAGACATTCATGGAATACGAAGAAAAATAAATATACATTTAAATCGGTATCTCTATATGCTAGAGATACTGGTAAGGCAAATACTGAAAATAAATATGATTTGCCACCACCTGTAGATAATATTTTATATTTTGGATGTATTGGCCTTACAGCGAGTGATGACGATGGTTTAGTTGATTTGTCGGTAGAAGAATGGGTCAAGTTTTATGAAGATTTGTTTGGTGGATTTGAAAATTTGGCTGATACTGCTAAGGAAGATGAAGAGGAGGAAGATGAACTTGAAAATATTCCTAGTGAAATGAAAACGAAAAGTGGGTATTTAAAGGATGATTTTGTAGTAGAAGATACTTTAATTGAGGATGGTTCAGGTTCAGGTTCAGATGAGGGTTCATGGCCTGAGTCAACCTCCGAATTAGAATATGAAGTATATTCATATAGTGATGAGGATTAACAATGATTGTTACCAAATGTGTAACATATACGTAATATATTGGTAAATAAAAATATGAATTTACAGTTTTTATTTACTTACTTTTTTGATTTCTTTGATTTCTTTG